TTATAAAAGAAGTCATATAGTTAAAACACAAAAGACATACGCTGGTCTATATTCAACTGAACCTGTTTTAATGGCTGCTAATCCAACTGACTCTGAAACAATTAACCAAGAAACATTAGTTGCTAAAAATGAGGCTGGACAACGAAGACAATCACCAACAGCACAGGAAGTTCCATCTGGAGGAAGAGTACCAACTAATATAAAAGAACTAGAATCTAACTTAGTACCAAATATGCCAAGTGATTTTGGTTAAAAACATATATTGTTTCTTAAAACTATGGTGAGATAATATGATAAAAACAAATTAACAATATACTGTGTTTGTTGAGTTTGTTTTAAATATGTTTTATAATATGGTGTGTCTTTTATTAATTCGATCAAAAGTAAATTAATTTGTTGTTTAAAATAAATTTTATCTTTTGTTCTTTTTATACTGATAAGAGAGTGAATATATTCATAAAATTCTTTACCACATAGTTGTTTCTTAGTAACTACATTCTTTAAAAATAACTTTAATATTAATCTTATATTGTCTGAGTATTTTACATTAACAATTTGCTTTACTATAAGAGTAGAAACTGATGGATTAATTTTGGAAATCGAAACAGATTCTTCCAATGCTTTTGTATCTATATATTTATAAATTGTTATTTTTTTAGCAATGTCGTCAATTAACTTTGCTCCACGTTCAACTTGGACATCCTGAAATGATTTTGATTCGTCATCATCATCTATTATATCTTCTGTTGTTCTGAATCCACCACCTTCTTTTTGTATCTCATAATATGTTTCAGCAAAACTTTTAACACTTTGAGAAATTCTATGACGACTCTCTTGCATAAACAAAGAAATACTATCCAAGTTATTTGCCTTCAGACCTACAGCCCACTTTTTAGACATTTCACCTGCCATAAAATATAAAGCATTTGATATACTTTTTTCTCTTGCAAATAGATGTGTTTTGGTTAATATTTCTAGAGCATAACTAAAAGCTTCTGGATTACAATATGTGAAATGTTTTTTCATCAAGTTTGCGTATTGTCTAATGATATAAAACATCATCAAATACTGATAACCAATTGTATCTTTTTTTAACAGAAAATATTGTAGTAAAAAAACATAAAAGTTAGCTAATGGTTCGGAATGTATAGCAAATTTTTCTTCTTTTCTTCCTTTCCATCTTCTTTTAGTAAATTCTTTAATATCTTTTTCTGTAAGATTGCATATAGATAACATTTCGTATAAATTTTTCTTGAGTTCTGGATAAAAACAAGGTTGTGACAAATCAGATAAATTTCTAGCAACAACTCGTGTGACATAATTTTTTAATTGAGTTATACTATTATCTTTTATTTTAGATAGCAAAATATCCATATATTAGGCAACCCTTACTGTAATATTTTCTTTCTTGAAATATACATACTCAGGACCATATCTCAACAACTGTTCTTCAGTAAAATCTTTTAATTTGTAATTAAAGAATATACTAGTTTCTGGTTTTCTCAATCTACAATAATTAACTCCTTCTATTTCTTGAACAGTTCTTATAATTTCAGATCTATATATAGTTGCGTTTGTTCCAAATCTATCTTTAAATGCTTCATAAATTGTTTCTCTAACTAAATCAATAAAAGCAGTTAATGTTCCGCTATATGTACTTTCTCTGAAAACTTCTATTTCTATTTCTAATGGAATATTATAAACTGGTAATGGAATCCATCCTCTTTCTGAGTATATATAATTTTCACCATATGAATCTACATATGCAATAGTATCTATAGTTGGTTTCTGATATGTAAAAGTTGGGCCAGTTGAATCTGTACATCTTATAATATTATCTTGATAATCGTTATTTCCAGATGGAGGAGATAAAATATATCTACCACCAACCAAAGGCGCTCCAGGTAATGTTTGTACTATATCTATTACACTACTTATAGTTGGTTGATTTAACAACATATTTTCTATATGACCATGTGTTGTAGTAAACTTTATATTAGAAAAGTCTGTCAACATTTTATGATCAGTTAAATCAAGTGAAGATATAAGTATCTGCATAACCTGTAATTCGAAATCCCTTTTATTTATAGAATCATAATACTCTTTTTCTATAACTGGAACATCATAAACAATAATACTTGTCCCATCTTCAACTATATTTGACCTCATAAAATTACTCAAATCTTTTCTAAATGTTAATATGTTAGTATATTTGGCCACAGGATTATTTGATGGATCATAAATTACAAACTCATATGTTTGTTCATCGGCTGGTATATCTGTGTATGGATCAAATGTGAAAATATAATAACCATTTGTTGAGTCATTAACCATAGGATATGTAGTACCACTTGATCTTATAGTCATTTCACATGAAGTTAATTCTGAATTTGTTTCTGTTGATGTATAATATAGTTTAAATGTACCCTGAGTACCATTTCTCAAAACTTCAACTTTGGAAGAGTAAATATCGTATGATGTTGTGTAACTTGTTTCTAATGCTGGTATTTGTTCCAATTGATAAACCAAATATTCATAATTACCAACAGTATTTAACAAGTCAACTATAATTTCGAAAATGTTATAATAATAGAAACCGTCAATTTGTACAAGTTCATCTCTTGGTATTATAGAAGTAGATGAAGGAACAGTTATGGCGGCATTTTTTATTGGAACCAATCTGTCAGTTTCTTCTTCACCTGAACCAAATAGAACTGCACTGAACAGTGATATTTCATTTACTTGTAAATCTGATCTTTTTAATACAGGTAATGAGTTCTGTGCGATAGGAGAATCAGGAACAATAACATTTATATTTTTATAATCGTTTTCTGTTACTAATCTATTTAATGATGAAATAGAGGCAATAGCATTTTTTCTTATATCTTCTATAGATTCTTCATTAACACCACCATAGGCAGCAGAAGGATTAATAACAGAATAATCAACAATTTGATTTTGACCTGCAAGTGTTGTAATGTAAATTCGTTTTCCATCACGAATAGAACCAGCAATAACGTTTCCATCTTCACCCTGAGTTGTTTGTACAGTTACTAAGACTGTAGAGCCTGCTTCTGGTTGGACACCTATTAATCCATTACCAAACGATAGTCTTCTTCCTGTATCAGTTCTTCTAGAAACGAAACCTCTATCTGTTGCTGACATTAAAAATAAACTATTAAACTCAGTCCATGTATCATATGATGCAGAACCAGGTGTTTTTATTTTAACATCAATAGAAGAAACCTCTCCTGAGAATATAACATCCAAAGTAACAAACTGAAACTGTTGAATATCACTATCTATTTGGAACTCTTGTACAATTTCTGTTGTTTGAGTTAATGGTAATAAGAAATTAAAATCTTCGAATGTTGTTTCTACTGGTAAATTATATCTCTTATTTCCATCGACAACTTGAACGGTTACAGTTGAATTGCCTATAACTGAAATGTTAGTTTCATATGTTGTTTTAAAATCTACTTCATTGTTTGCAGTAAAAACAAATCCAGACGGAATATTAATTGTTACAGAAGGGTCATCAAATCCGAAAGGAATTGTCATCATAACGTTAACTTGAGCAGGTGTTGCCTCTCTTGTGTTATAACCCAAAAATGAAGATAGGTTGAGAATAGATTCAGGCAACTGTGCTTTTGTTAAAAAGAATTCTCTATAAGTTGATAGTTGATAAAATAAAAGGTTGCTAGTAAGAGTTGAAAGTGTGTCAATTAAAAAGCTCAAAAAGGAAGATTTTGTCAAATCAACATTTTCAAGTTCAAGATAACTTTTAACCTGATTACTTATTTGTTCTCTTATACTATCTCTAGATAAGTATATTTGATTAGACAAAGAATCTGCCATGATATATCTCCTTTAACAAGTTGTTGGGTCTCTCATAGGATAATAAAATCCAACTCTATTATCAAATAGTTTTTCGTTTAATCTCTTTCTCAATAAGTCGTGTTTATATAACAACCTTGAAATAAATTGCGCATCTTCTAATGTTTGTATTTGTTTTGTATATTCGACAAAGGAATATGTATTAACAACTTGCGCCTCTACAGTGTCAAGATTTCTATTCTGGAATACTTTACATCTCAATTTCCAAAATCTTCTTTCTGTATTTGGATGTATTTCGATTCCAGTTACTTGATATAATGGATATGTATCGTTATTTGGTTGCATAAACTCTTGTTCTAATTTAACAATATCATTTACATACGGTCTTATTTTATAACTACTTGGTATAACAAAAGATGTCTCGTTAGGAAGTTTGTGTAATCCTGTATCTTCTCCTTCGAAACCAACTGTTATTTCATCGCTGAAATAAACAGGAAGAAGTAGTATTTTATTTCGTCTTATACCACTCAAATCACCAACTTGTTCATAAGAACCACCCATCAAATTTACATCATCCCAAACTGTATCAGTTGGTTCTATATTATAATATGTAACCAAAAAAGCAACGGCGTGTTTACTATAATAATCGAAAACAAGTTTT